TCGACTCGTGCGACAGCCGACACCTCGCTCTCCAACCGCATCACGGCCCTCGAAGGAGCCAGCGCCGACAGCCGCCTGGACGCAGTCGAGGCCGATGTCGCCGACCACGAGACCCGCATCAGCGCACTCGAGTCCACGATCGACGGCGGAACCTACTAACCAGCCCACCAACCCCGGCGGGGCGCTCCATAGCGCCTCGCCAAGCGGGGGGTCAAAACTCCGCAAAACAAAAACCGCCACATGGCAAACACACAAATCGTTCCAAAACTCTCGACGGTCGCGGGCAAAATCCCAACCGCCGACCAGCTCGCACCCGGAGCGATTTCGATCAACCACACAGATCGGAAGATTTACGCCAAGCATCCGAACGGCACGGTCTACAAACTCGCCGGAACCAAAGACGCACCAGATCGCGTCTGGGCATTCGACCTCTCAAGCGACGGCACCACCACCTTCCTCGGCTTTCTCCTGTATTCGGACTTCCCGTCCACCGGCTCGGTGTATGACAGCCCGAACTGGGAAATCTCCCGAACCATTTTCAACTCAGCAGGAACCACATCCCAAGAATCCAGCGCCACCGGCGCGTGGTCTTCCAAAGAAACTCTCACCTACTCATAAAAATGACAGCCACCAACCCAATCGATATCGACGGCAAGTTTTTTGACCGTTACTCACTCAGCCTCATCGTGTCTGGATCATACGACGCCGAGGGCCATCCAGACGCCTCTGTAGTCTGCAACCTCGTTCCAACCCGCATCGAAGGCGACATGGTGGAAACCGCCCCGCAGCACACCCTCAACATCCGCCTCGGCAAACTCGATCAAGCCGACGAGCCAACTTTGATTGCGGTAAACGCAATTCAATCCGCCCTCCAACAATTCATCAACTCAAAAGAAATATAATATGGCAAATGTAAGAGCTTTTCGATCTGGCAACTGGTCAGACACTAATGTAGCCACTTCTCCGTGGTCAAACGGAACGACCGTTTTTACGCCCAATTCAAACGACGATGTGTGGTTGAACAATTTCACAGTCACGCTAGACACATCTGCAACAATTATAAGCCTCGGAAATAGCGCAGCTTCCAGCCGTGCTTGGAAAGATGGAGCGACCACAACTGCATCCGCTGGGGGAACACTTGTAATATCGAATGCAGCAAATTCGCTAACAGCCACCGGAGCAAGTGGCATTTATAGTGGAGCGTCAGCCACGCTGATTTCTGTTACAGCGGCATCGGGAACAGTTTCGATTTCAACGCCATTGGTCAACCAAACAGGGGGGTTGACCGGCTTTTATGTTATAGTCAATAGCGGCGCGGCCACCGTTAGTTTGTCTGGAACAACATTTTCAACAAGTGGCGGCCATGTTTTATCCAACACATCGTCAGGCGGCTACTCGTTGTCAAATTGCGTGCTAAATGCCACAACGGCAAGAGACCAAACAGATGTTCTAACGGTCTCCGGCGGGACATCAACGCTTACAAGCTGCACTCTCAATGGGGCATATAATAACTCTCCTTGCATACGCAACACTGCCGGAGTTGTCAATGTCAACAGTTCAATAATTCGAGGCGGAACAGTTGTAGGAAATGCGGGTGCTGCAATAATTAACTCGTCAAGTTTAACTATTACTGGCTCAACAATTACGGCTTTGGCAGCATCAGCTGCTATTACGCAAACGACCGCAACAACGCTATCAGCAACAACCTGCACATTTACTGCTAGTAATTCAGCAAACTCACTCACGGTAAACAATGCCAGTGCCAGCGTTACATTAAGCGGAGATTTTATCGCATCAGCAAATGGTTTTGCCCCCGTTTATGTAATCAAATTCATAGCAGGCGTCATTCCACTAAATGCTCGCACTCGCTATGCATTAAATGGGGCAGGAATATATGTCGATATGTTCACCGCCGACAACTCGACTGCTCTCAACCAAGCCGCGCCGACCGATGTCCGCAGTGGCGTGGCATACGGAATCGGGAACTCGCAGACCGGACGCCTCACCGTCCCAGCCCGCGGATCGGTGGCGCTCTCGGTGAACTACGGCCCGTCGATGCCATTCACGGCAACCCGCAGTGGCACGACCGCAACGGCAACCTTGGCGTATAGCTACCCGCTTGTCGTCGGTGATGAGTTTAAGGTCACCGGCGCAAGCAACGCCGAGTGGAACGGCAGCTACACCATTGCGTCAATCGTAAGCGGAACATCGGTCAAATTCACCGTCCCAGATACGCACTCTTCCACCGCAGGCGCGGGCGCAACAATGCAGACCACCGGCACAGCCGTCCTCGATCCGACTGCCGTGGCATCGGCAGTTTGGGGGGCGGCATCGCGCACACTCACCAGCGCCAGCGGACCGACCGCAGCAGAAAACGCAACAGCCGTTTGGGCAGCAGCCAGCCGGACAATAACAGGCGGAACGGTGGATACGCTCACGAATGCACCGACCGTGCCGACTCCAAGCCAGATCGCCTCACAGGTCAGAACCGAGCTATCCACCGAGCTTTCGCGCTTGGATGTCGCCACCAGCACCAGATCGACCCTCACGACCGGCGACCTGCCGAGCGTGCCTAGTGCCGCCTCGGTGGCCTCCGCCGTGCGCACCGAACTGACCGAGCTTTCTAATCTGGATGCCTCCGTGTCGAGCAGGCTCGCCGGTTCGGCCTACACCGCGCCAACCTCCGCACCGAGCGCAAGCGCGGTCGCCACAGCCGTTCGCACGGAACTCGGAACCGAGCTTGGGCGCATCGACCAAAGCATCTCGAGCCGACTCGCCTCTGCCGACTACACAACCCCGCCAACCACCGCGCAGATCAGCGCAGCCGTGGAAGGCTCGCTCCTCAACGAAGCCGACGGCCAAGCCGTGCTCAACGCAATCGTAGGAGCGATCGGCAACCAGAACCTCTCGGAAGTCTCGCTTGTCGCAGCCATCCGCAGCGACCTCGAGCGCGTCGGTGGGAAGATCGACAGCATCCCGACCGATTCCGCTCCGAGCGCGGCCTCTGTGGCAACAGCCGTCTGGTCCGCAAGCACCAAGGAAATCACCGGCGGCACGGTCACAACATTGACCAACTCGCCCGATGTCCCGACCGAAGCCGAAATCGCCAGCCAAGTCCGCACCGAGCTTTCTGTTGAACTCGGGAGGATCGATGCCGCCATCAGTTCACGCCTCGCGCCATCCGGCACCTTGGCGACCGTCACGACCCTCACCAATGCGCCAACCGTGCCAAGCGCCGCCGCCATCGCCGACGAGGTCCGCGTGGAACTCGCCACCGAACTCGCTCGCCTCGACGCCCCGGTCAGCGGTGCGACAGCCCCAAGCGCCGCCACCGTGGCCAGCCAAGTCCGCACGGAGTTGACCGCCGAACTCGCCAAAGTCTCGGCCCTCAACACCGAGCGCCTCGCGAATGTCGCGACGACAGCCATCGTAGGCAACCTCATCGCTCAGGCGAACAGCTAAGATGACTGAGGAACTCCTCACCCTTACGACTCACGCCAGCGGTCAATCCGACCGCTGGCTGTTTGTCGCCCTCCTCATCATCGGCTTGGCGGCGATCGGTGTCCTCTTCCGCTATTTCACAGGCCGCCTCGACAGCCTGCAAGACCGCATGGACACGCAGACCGCCGAGTTTGTGGCTCACCTCAAAACCGCGAACCAAGAAATGCTCGGAGTCATCGCCAGCGCCAAAGCGGTCATCGAGCGCGTCGAGCGGAAACTGGAAAAGCCCTGAGCCTTTGACACCTCCGCCAAAACGATGAAAGCAATCTTCTACATTCTCGACAGAGCGGCCGAGTCGTCTTCCTGGAGGGGTGCAATTTTGGTGGCCACGGCTCTGGGCCTGCGCTTGGAACCCGAGCTTCAGAACCAAATCGTGGCGGCCGGTCTCGGCCTCGTGGGATTGATCAATCTCCTGCGAAAAGAAAAATGAACCCCAAACAAGTCGCCGCGACCGCAGTCATGCTCGCGTGGGTTTTTTTGGCGATTAGTTTTCTGAGCGGCTGCGTCGCCGTCCCGATGCCTCCTTTCGGCGACCGCGTCGGCGAGGCAGGCACGCTCCACCTCCGCACCACGGTCCGCTTCGAGCCGCGCCTGACCGAAAGCGAAGCCGCGAACCGCGACCTCTGGAACGCTCTTGGTGAGTTCCAAAAAACCCTGCCCGCCCTGAAGGACAAATGATTTCGCTCCTCGCCCGCTTCTTTATGCTCCCCAAGCCGCAGGTATCCCCCGCGCCACAGCCAGAGCCGAAGCCCGCGAAGCCCGCCAAAACCTCCCCGGCCAAAACCTCCGGCACCATCAAGCCCGAGCCGAAGTTTTACCAGCAGACAAACAAGCGCACGCCCAACATCAGCGCGGGCCGCGTCATCAAGCCCACCCATGTGATCTTGCACCACACGAGCGGAGCCTACGCCGGAAGCGTCTCGTGGTGCTCCGACCCCGCCAGCAAAGTCTCCTACCACTGCATCATCGCCCGCAACGGAAAGCGCGCCGTCCTCGCCCTGCCGAGCCAACGCACCTGGCACGCCGGGGTCAGCTCGTGGCAAGGCCGCAAAGACTGCAACTCTTTCTCCGTCGGCCTAGCTTGGGAAGGCGACACCTACACCACGCCCTTGAGCGAAGACGCCCTCCTCAGCGCCGTCGAATATCTCCTCCCCATCTTGCGCGAAAACCACATCCCTCTCGCCAACATCCTCCGCCACGCCGATGTCTCCCCCGGCCGCAAAGACGACTGCTCCCCCGCCGCCCACGCCGCCCTCCTAGCCGCCCTCAACCGCGTCCTGTAATGGCAAAGAAACCCGCCCCGCCCAAAGACCGCGAGGCCGTCATGCTCCAAGCCCGCGCCCTCCTCGCCGAGCATTTCGCCCACGGCATCGCGGTCGTGAGTTGGGAAGACGAAGGCACCACCTACAATATGGATTTCAAATTTGGCAACGACTACGCCGCGAAATCCCTCGCCCGCGAAGCCGAAGACCTGCTCTGGCCTTTCGAAGAGGAAGAAGAAGAAGACGAGGAGGAAGAAGAAGCATGAAAACCACATGGAGTTCCATCGCCCGCGAGCAAGCGGACAAAGCCCACAAGACCGAGGTGGACAGCCTCAAAGCCAAGCTCGCGCAATACCAAGCCAGCGTCGAGTCGCTAGAGAAGCAACTCGGCATCGCGCTCTCGCTTGGCAAGACGCGCATCCGCCCGCAGCCGCTCTCGGTCTCGATGAGCGACAAAGCCGAAGCCGTGGCCGTGGCCCTCGCCAGCGACTGGCATGTTGAAGAAACGGTCGAATCGGCATCGGTCAACGGCCTCAACGAATACCGACTGCCCATTGCCAAGACCCGCATCGAGAAATTTTTCGCCACCATCGCCCGCCTCACCGAGATCGAGCGCCATGGGGCCAAGATCGACGACCTCATTTTGTGGCTCGGCGGCGACTTGATGACCGGCATGATCCACGAGGAATTGGCCGAGAGTAATTCCAAGACGCCCACGCAAGTTATCCTCTGGCTTCAAGACCGCCTGGCCGACGGCCTCGCCACGCTGAAGCCCCACTTCAAGCGCATCCTAATCCCCACCAGCTACGGCAACCACGGCCGCACGACCCAGAAACCCAGGCACGCCACCGGAGCAGCCCACAGCTACGAGTGGCTCCTCTACCGCATCCTCGAGGGCCGCTTCGCAGGCGACCAGCAGATCGAGTGGCAGATTGCCGATCAGTATTTCAACTTCATGGAAGTCTATAACCGCCGCCTGCGCTTCCATCACGGCGACGGGCTAAAATTCCAAGGGGGGATCGGCGGGCTCACGATCCCCACCGAAAAAGCCATCGCGAGTTGGAACAAATCTCCCAACCGCGCCGATCTCGACCTCTTTGGCCACTGGCACCAATTTCAGCAAAACCGCCACTGGCTCTGCAACGGAAGCCTCATCGGCTACAACGCCTACGCGCTCTCGATCAAAGCCTCCTACGAGCCCCCAACCCAGACCTACTTCCTCTTGGACAAAAAACGCGGCCGCACCATGACCGCCCCGATTTATTTATGACCTGGAAAAGCCTCGCCAAGCGCACGAACTCCCTCCCCGAAGGCTGGAGCACCGCCGACGAAATCGCCACCGACCTCGATTGCGAAGTCCACGAAGTCCCCAAAATCCTCGCAAGCGCCATCCGCGACGGGCTTGTGGAGAAACAAAACTTCCCCACCTGGCAACCCGGCAGCCGCCAACTCCTCTATCAGACCGGCTACCGCCAGCGGCCCCCAGGCCAACCCGTCGCCGAGAAGCCCACCAAATCCTCGTCAAAAAACGAACTCATCAAATCAGTCCTCTCCGCCGCCGCAAGGCACCCTGGAATGCCCCCCGGGCGCCTGCGCGAATACCTGCCCAAGCGGCTCCGCCAGCTTACTACCTCCACCCAAGTTGCCGCGATTTTGGGCAAGGCTTAATCTAGGTGTGAGGCATAATAGAATTTAGTGCGCCGCCCTGCATCTAGAGTAATGGGCGTATAATTAGATTTTTATTTCCGTTTAATTTTTTTTGTAGAATAAGAAACTTTGGAGTGTCGGACAAGAGGCACAGGCTCGTTTCCTTCCGGGCTGTCCTGCAGTATCGAACTGTTCCCTCCTCCGAGATCTTGCTCCACCAACCACCGCATGTGGGCGGCTAGGCTGCGGTGTTCGGACTTGGCACGCTTTTTGATTTTCTCCACAAGGCGGGGGTCCGCCCGGAAGCCAACGAATTTTTCTTCTGCGCTCATATCGTTAAAAATTGTTTAACGAGTGCACA